CAGCCGACGCAGAAGAGGCCCGACGAGCAGCCGGCGAGAGGTGCTGCGCAGTGCATACCCGTGCAGACCATGGGAGCGTCCTCGTGCGCGTGGGGAGAGGGGTGGTCGACGTGGGGGATCACTCCGGCTTCCTTGCCGCTGCTACGGCCATACAGACGAGCAGAATGATCAGCGCGGACCCTCCGACGACGAGCCCGATCACGTCCAGCTTGGTCAGCCATGGGAGTTCGCTCACAGCGCGTCCGGCCCTGGGTCGACGTCAGCGCTGCGAGCCCAGTCGCCCCACCGCTTACGGATCACGTCGCAGTAGGCTGGGCTGATCTCCATGCCGAGACAGCGTCTACCGTTCTTCGCTGCGGCGATCAGCGTCGTGCCAGAGCCGAGGAACGGATCAAAGATCACGTCGCCTTCGTCGCTGAACGCTTTGACGAAGAACTCTGGGAGCTTAACCGGAAACTCTGCGGTGTGGCCGCGCTCCGGGTCTGCTGCAGCGTTCCTATACGCGAGCACATTGTTCGGCAGCGCGATACCTTCACGCGTCGGGGTGCGGCCACCGGCAATAAAGCCGCTCTGCGTCTTCGGGTTGTCGATCGAGTAGTCAAAGCAGCCGTCTGACGCGTGGCCCACTCGGTAATGGTCGAGCTTGATCGCATTGTTCCGCGTGAAGTGGAACACCGGCTCCCAGCTGTTCTTGAACCGGTTCGGCCACTTGCCGGGCACGCCCTGCCTGGTCCAAGCAAACTCGTCGACGAACAACCAGCCCCACTCGCGGACGTGCGCTAGCGTGAGATCCTTCACGTAGAGCGACCGCTGCCCCTCCTCGCAGTGCTCCTTTATGTTGACGAAGAAGGATCCGTCGGCGGCGAGGTGTTGTGCGACGAGGGCCTGGAGCGGCTCCCACCACCGGACGTAGGCGTCGGGCTTAATCGGCTTGAACCCGCTCGACTCGTCATAATTCCGCTGGCTCGCGTAGGGCGGCGAGGTCACGCAGACGTTGACGCGATCCTCGCCAACGAGCGCGGCCCAGTCCTCCGGTTCGCGGCAGTCCCCACACATGAGCCGGTGCGGCCCCAGCGCGTAGACCTCGCCACGCTCGCTCACAGGGTCTGCGGGAGGCTCGCCGCCGCCTGTGTCTTCGCCCTCTGGCAAGTCTTCTTCGTTGAGTTCGTCCACCCGCTCTTGGAGTTCGCCTAGGTAGGTCTCGTCCACGCCCAGCCCTGCTAGGTCGTCGCCCTCGAACTGGTCGAGAATGTCGAGCAGCTCGGCCTCGTCCCAGCCGCCTTGCTCGGTCAGCCGGTTGTGAGCGACGAGGAACGCTTCGGCCTCCTGGTCCGACCGCGAGGACCACCCGCGCTGCACGGGGAGGAGCCATGCGCCGTCCGCGTTGACTTCGATCCCGTCCGGCGCTGCCTGTCCTTCGCCGTGCATGGTTAGGAGGCGAGCCGTTCGCCCGTGCCCAGCGACGAGCCGGCCTGTGCGCTCGTCGAGGATCACGCCGTCAGCGAAGCCGAAGCGGTCGATCGCTGTCCCCAGCTCTGGGGAGTGCTTCTTGGGATTCCGCTCCGCTCCCTCGACCTCGCCCAAGGGCATGTATTCGATCCAGCGCGCGGCCTTCTTCTTCCGGGTCATAGCGCCGGTCCGATCTCGCAGACGAGGCGAACGCGTAGCAGCGCGCCTTCGAGGGCTGTGACGACAATCGAGAGGTCGCGGGTCGTGGCCGGAGCCCCGCGCGGGTTCGCGGCGGCGATCATTTTGTCGGCCCTTGCGCGGCCGAGTGCCTCTTCGATCAATAGCCTTAGCTCTGTGCTCAAGGGCCCTCCTGTGGGCAATGGTCGACGGCTGGGGTCGTGTCGTCGTAGGCGTTGCGCTCGGCGTAGATCCCTGCGAGGTAGAAGCTCACAGCGACAACGAGGAAGCAGATCACCTTTCCGGTCTTGGTCAGGCCTGCTTCTTTGCTCACGCCTTCACCCACAGGATCTGCCCGTCGAAGCGCTCGTCGCCGACGTGGTGGAGCTTGACCTCGTGGCCTCGGAGGACGAGCCGTTGCATGAGCTCGTATGCGTGCTGGAAGGCTGAGATCGGGAAGGGGAGGCTGGTTTCGTCGCAGTCGCACTGATCCCGACATTGCACGCAGCCTACTACCTCCAACTCATAGCCGCCCTTCGATCCCTGCAGCTCTGCAAGGAGGTGATTCCAGAACGGCTCGACGCTCAAGAGGTCGGCTTCTCGCTCGAGGATCGAGAACATGGACTTGACGAGCTCAGCGGGAAGCTCACGCATGGCCTTGGCTTCCCAGTGGTGAGCCTCGACGTCGTCGACGATCCCCATGGTGGTCTCTTCTTCCACGAGCAGCTCCTGCATGGGATTCTCGTCGCGCTCCCTCGCCTTTCTGCACGGCCCGCACTCTGTCCCGTCACCCTTGTGCCTTGCAGAATAGAGGAGTGGCGAACCGCACGCACAGGTCTTCCAGCATGGCTCCTCGTGAGGGTTCGTCGGCCTGCCGCATGGGCACGGCTTGTTCCCCGTCAGCACGTCCATGCACTCCTGCTCCTGGGATTCGGTCATGTTCGCCATGACGTCGCCGAGCGTCTTCTTCTTGAACTCGTTCTCACCTAGTCGGTCTCCGCTCACAGCAAGTCCTCAAGCGCGTTCGCTTCGTCTTTGAAATATTCTCCTCTTGCTGCCAGTCCATTCATGTATTCAGCTGCGGCCACCTCAAGCGCCTGTGCCCTGCGTCGATAGAACAGGGCACGCATGACGACGCGCCTTGCCCATGACAACTTTATCCACGTTGGCCTCTTTACGGATTTGACCTCGACGAACCTACTCACCGAACTGTTCTCCCATGACCCGCAGCGTCTCGCGCGCGAGCTCTTGCAACGGCATATTCGCGAGGCGGTCGCCGTCGGCCGTCAGACCTTCGATATCTGCGCCCTCGAGCGCGAGCGCGACGCGGGCCAGGGACTCGACCTCGCGCGGTGCTGGGTGGAGCGGGGTCGCTCCGTCGTCGCCTAGGGCCTGCTTCTTCGCTAGCTTCGCGATCGCGGTCGGCTCGCCTCGAGCAGCGAGCAGCCGCTCGACGACGTCCGTGATCCCGAGTTTCGTCGCGCGCCAGGCCAAGGAGAGCGCGTCCGATAGATCCTTGATAGATCCTTCGCGACCTGCGCTTCCGCCTTCTGCTTCGCTACCTCGGTCACTCTGCGCTGGTGCTCGTCCCGCTCAGCCTGCCAATTTTCCGCAGCTGCGACGTATCGTACCTGATCGGTGCGGATCCCTGCGAGACGTCCGGCCTCCGCGAGCGAGCTAGCCTCGCCCATGACGTAGGCACGTCGAGCGGTCTCTCGCTTCACTGGGTCTATGGCCTTGTTCCCTGCGCCGGTCGTGACCTCGGCCTTGGCGCTCCTCGAGGACGACAGGTCGCGGATCGCGTAGGGCTCGCCGAGGACGGGGATCGAGGTGATGACGTGCTTGTGGAACTCCTCGACCCTCTCGCCGTCGTGCCATGGACCCAGCGGAACACCGGCCCTGAGGAACCGCTCGCCGTACCCGCGCACGTCCTCGGCGTGCTTATATTGACGGTGATACGCAGGCGAGCACACCTTGACGTGTTGGACCTTCGCAGCCTTGAGCACGTCGTGGGGCGCGTTGCCTAGGGCGACCCATTTAGTGTCCGGCCCAAAGGCCTTCGCGAGTTGGGCGAGTTCTCGGGTGTATCGCTTCCCTCGGACGCTGCGCCCGTTGCAGAGGTAGATCGAGAGCTCGTCATATCCAAGCGCCCGCAGCGCGAGGAAGAGCCACGTCCCGGCCTTGGAGGCAAAAGGTAGCTGGCCAAAGCGTTTGCACTGGTCCCCAACGAGAACGAGCTGAGGCCTCGGCGAGCCGTAGCCAATGCCAATCCGCCGGACCGTCGAGAGAGCCGGCCAGCAGTGCTCACGAGCTTCAGCGAAGTTTCCGTCCTGGGCAGCGACGAACCAGCCAGCAGCCTCTAGGCGGGCCCTTATGGACGCCTCACGCACCCCTACGGCTACAGGCCCCGTGCTTGCTGCGATTAAACGCCTTACCAAAGAAGCACCCCACTGCTGACCAGACCTCGGGTCCGGCTCGGCGAGCAGATCGCAGACGTTCAGCGTGTTAACTAGGTGCCTGCCCGCATTCGCTACCTTCAAGCGGTTGTCGTAGGTCGGCAGCGCGTCGTCGTAGAGCGTGAGCGGAGGCATTTCATGGGGCCGAATGTCGTGCCGGGTGTCGCCGGTGCTCACGCAGGATCCCCAGCCGTGATAATCGAGGTGTCGCCATAGAGGGTGATCTCCTCCTGCGAAGTCTCGTCGATCGCTGCGAGGTGGAGCTCAAGCGCGACGATCTGCTTGTTGATCGCTTTCACGTCGCAGCGCAGCCGGTGGATCTTGTCGGTCGTCCTCTGTCGCGCGAAATGCCTATCGTCGTGATTCATGCCAGAGCCTTCCCGTCGTTGTGATCGGTGCGAATGTCCTCGAGGTAGAGGTCGACGGCCTTGCGCAAAAACGAGGTGAGGGTCGGGATCTCCTCCTCGGCCTTGAATCTAATGATCGCGACCTGAACCTCGTCGAAGGCCTGGAGGTCGAGTCGGACGCCTACGACTCTAGTCAGCCCGTTGTCCCGCGCGCCGCCAGCTTGCTTTGCTCTCATACTTCCACGTTAACGGATCTGCAACAATCCTGCAACACTGTGAGCAATTTGGTATATAGGCCAAAAACCGGCCACTGGCCCGGAGTTGAGCGCGTAAACGGGCACTGCTTCGCGAAGTGGAGACGGCGCAGTAGCAGGGGAGGGCGTCTGTTTCTTAGTCCTAGGCGCTGGGGCGAGGTGCCCGACCGGCGACCCTAGGCGGGATCGCCGTGCAGCGTTGAGGCGTCAGCCGTAGCGTGCCGCTAGGCCCTGGCTGCTCCTGCGTTCGTAGACGAAGTCAGCACGGGAGAGGACGCGAGGCGTGAATCCCAGATCGTAGCTTTGGACGAGCTCGAGGTATCGAGCGATCGAAACAGGGTGGCTCGAGATAGCGAGCGGGACGCCGTCGGGGGCTAGGGTCTCGTATCCGCCGACCTCCTCGAGCACCTCGCCGGACTCCTCGCGGGCCTTGATCGCGAGGCCTTTGACGTGCTCCTGGCCCTCCGTCGTCGTCGCGAACCGTGGCGCGTTGGTCCCATTCCATACCCAGCGGGTCTTCTCGCGGTCAGCGAGGCGTGCTGCGACGTCGTCCGCCGTCCCTGCCCAGGTCCCAGAGTGAGAGGTCTCGATCGCTTCGAGCAGGAATGCTACGGCCTCGGCGCCCTTGAGGGTGTGCAGCGTCGCGCCGGCCTTGACGTGCTCTAGGCTGTCCCCTGCGTCGAGGATCCCCTCGTCGTAGCTGTAGAGCAGGGTTAACGGCTTCCCTTTGCTGTCGTAGCCTCTGTGGACGCTTGCGCCGAGCAGGACCTCCTCGGTCTCGTAGGACCCTGGGATCATGCGCAGGATCGAGCGGTCGACCTTCGAGCGGGTGTAATTCCAGGGGAAGCGCACGAAGTGGACCTCGCGCGTCTCGTCCTCTAGCAGAACCTTCGTCGCTTCGATCCGCTTCGCCATGCAGCGCGAGCAGTAGATCCGGTCACAGCTCGCGCGGTAAGCCCACAGCGTGTCCTGGGTCTCCGCGCCGAAGACCTCGCCGATCTTGCGCCCGCAGACGCAAGCCCTCGTGACCTGCTTGAACAGATCCTTCGACCCGGCGTCCTCTGCTGCAACCTGCAGTCCCCGCATATCGCGCGGCGTCCCGCGAGCGAGGCGCACCGGGTCGAGTTCGACCTCGGGGGCCACCTCCGCAGTCAGCGCGTTCAGCGCGATCTGGAAGGCCCGCACGGCTTTGGGGTCGCCGAACTTGCAGACCGTCCCGAACGTGATCCTTGTTGCGACGTGGCTGGATCGCTCGTAGAGCCTCGAGATATTCCCCTGGTCCGCGTAGCCAATGATCTGCAGGACCTTCTCTAGAGGCATTCCCTTATCGTTAACGAGGTAGTCAGTCAGCCCCATGCGGAACTCAGCGCGACGGTCGTGGCCCTCCCAGATCGCGCGCGCGGCCTTGCGGACGGGTGCGAGGTTCGCGTCCGTGTAGGCGATCGGGTCGACGTTCTCGAGGGTCCTGCGCGGAGCCCTGTGCTTCTGCTTGACGATCGGGACCTCGACGCCCGAGACGTCCCAGACCGCCTGCTCATACTCCTGCTCGACGATCTCGACGGGTCGCCCGCTCGCGTGGAGGGATCCGGGGAGCCGCTTGAGTTGGTGGGGCCTGAACCCAGCCGGATCGAACTTGATCGGGAAGACCCCGTTCCGCCAGACGCTCTGCGGGAACGTCGCCTTAACCTCGTCGAAGAGCCTCAGCCCCTCGAGCTCGCATTGCGCCTTGAGCCCCTCAAAGCTACTGGCCTGCGTCCTGAGGTGCAGTTGGTAGTTCCCAGAGCCCGTCGCGACCAGCCGACCGGCCTTGACCCTGTGGTAGAGCCTCGTCGCGAACGTCGTCGCTATCTCCCTGTAGGCCTTCGATCCCGTGTCGCCCCATGCCTCGTCGTCGTCGAGGTCGAAGAACAGGACCATTCCGTCGGTCTCGTCAGCGTCCGCGAGCAGCGGCGCGCGCGAGCTCGCGTCCATGAACTTGGGCTGGCCCGAGGGGTCGCGCTGGAACCGCAGGGTCCGAAAGACGAGCGACTGAGCCCCGTTAACGTCAATCAAGGCTTGGGCTAGCCGCTCCGGTGCCCCCTCGCCCTTCCTGTTGACCTGCGTCATATAGGTCGAGTGGTCGCCTGGGTAGACCATAGCGGTCACCCAGTGCCCAGACCCGTCGAGGCCGCACCACCGGAGGTGCTCGGCCATGGTCGCTGCGTTGGCTTTTAGCACTTGACCCGAACCGGGCCGTTTACTAGGATTTGGGGGTCGTGAGGTCATGGGCGTACGCTGCCTGTTGAGTTCGCTGAACAGGGCCGGCAAGCCCTACTGAGCGACGAGAGAAGGCGCCACGGGAAACCGAGGCGTCTTTCTTCTTTGGTTCAGACGTGTTCTTCAATAGCGCTGCGGGGAGGCGAACCCCGTTCTCTGGCTTATGAGACCAGCGACTTACCCTTTGTCCTCAGCGCGTCGACCAGTGACCCTAGACTATCTCGGGGCTCGAGGGAAGAGGTTTTTTTGCCCTCGCGCAGTGCCCGCAGGCGCGACGCGGCCACTGACTAGCGCCCGTGCTTGATTGGTGCGCTTCTCCTAGCGACGCGACGACGGTGCGCCCACAGGCTGCTACCAGAGCGACCCTGGTCTGCAGGACCCCACGCCGGCCTCCGATCTCTACGATCGTGTGGGACACCTTTGCCTCCCACGACGCGAGCTCGAAAGGCGGCTTGAGCGCGTTGTGCTGGTTCGTTAACTCGGCCGGAACCCTCGCTCGCTGCTCGGCGAAGACGGCCTCTCGCAGGGCGAGGAGTTCGTCGTCCGCGAGTTGCGAGAGGCCGCCCGAGGTCAGCGCCCGGAAGCCGCGACGGGCGTCGAGGTCGGTCACCTAGCGTCCCCGTATTGCTCCATGAGATCGTCTATGCACTCCTTGACGCTGTCGAGCTTCATGTCGGTCTCGTCAACGGCTTCGATCGCCTCCTGAACGTCGAGCCAGACCTCGCACGCGAAGCACCCGCCTGCCGCGCCCGTTTCGCACGTGTTTGCGCACAGCTTCTCGCACTTGGTCTTGATCGCTTCAAGCTGAATCCTTAGATCGGGCTCTGCTTTGATCGTCACTGCTGCCCCCTCGATAAGCTGTTGATCATTCGTGTCTTCCTAGCGTTTACACGCGCAACGTATTTGTCCACCTCGTGATCAGCGACGAGGCTCGTCACGAGACAGCCTCGGGTCTGGCCGCGCCTGTGGATCCTCTTGAGCGCCTGCGTGTTCGCCTCGGGGGTCCAGTCCCGATCGACGAAGAGCAGGAGCCTGCCCCGAGTGAGCGTGATCCCCTCGCTCGAGCCGCGGATCGTCCCGGAGACCCCCGCGAGCTCGCCGGCCTGGAACCTCGAGATAGTCCCCGTCCTCTTCGACGCGTTCCGCAGCGACACCCAGCCCGGCAGCCCCGCGAGGGCCTCGACCGGGGCGACGTGAGCAGAGAACGCGACGAGCGGCTCTTGTGCCTCGGCGCACTCCTGCGCGTACGCGAGCGCCGCGGGGATCTTCGCTAGGGCCAGCGCCTTGCGGAGCGTCGCGAGTTGGGGAGCAATGTCTGCCCAATCGCTCGTCGTGAGGACCGCCTCGAGCAGCTCCTGCACGTCCTCGTCAGTGCTCCTGCGCGACGCGCCGAGCGGCCAAGGCCTGGGATAGCGCCGCCTCGATCACTGCACGGGACTCGCGCGAGATCGGCACAATCCTCTCGTCGAAGCGTAACTCTGGCAACTGGAGCCCGACGACCTCCGCGGTCCTCCCCATTTCGACGCGGGCCCGCCGGTCTTCGAACACCTTCTCGATATGCTCTGGGGCCTGCTGCCAGTCGTCGTAGAACTTGGTCAGCGCGTTGAATTCGTCGATCCCGCCCGGGAAGGCAGCAGCGGCGAGCCCGAGGACCCTGTAGAGCGCCCAGAGTTCCCGCGGGTGGTTGAGGATCGGCGACGCAGAGAGCCCCCAGACCCGAGTCGCACCGGCAGCGAGCCAGCGGAAGCGCTTCGTCCGCGTCGCGCTCAGTGTCTTTAGCTTGTGGCACTCGTCAGCGATCAGCACGGTCCCAGGGAGCAGGCCGAGGACCTCAGCGACCTCTGCGGGATCAGGGACCGGACAGCGGAAGGCGTCGCAGAGACAGTCGATCTCTTTGCACCCTTCGCTCTTGTTGTGGCGTGGGCCTGGGTGGGAGCACTCGGAGCAGTCGGAGAGGATCGGCGGGAGGATCGCGTAGTTGAGAATCACGGCCTCGTCGGGTCCTGGGGCCCGCCAGCCGTTGCGGCCGGTCAGAATTCGAGGCCTGAGCTTCGCGCCCCAGGTCGTAATCTCGCGATACCAGACCGCCTTGACCTGGCTGGGGCAGACGATCACAACCGGCGTCCCTGGCTCGAGCGCGAGAATGGCCTGAGCGGTCTTGCCGAGGCCCATGTGGTCGGAGAGGAGCGCGGCCCACCGCGAGCCTAGGAAGTTCGCGCCGGTCAGTTGGTAGGGCGATACGGTCCAGTCTCCGTAAGGGAGCGCGCAGCGAGCGACGACGTCCCCGAGGGGAGCGGTCGTGAGAGCGCAGCGAGCGCAGAGGACGTGGTCGGACCTCCAATAACCCTTCCGCGCAGCGACGCGAGCGCCGCATGGGCACGTAGAGGGGATCGCGTTGCGGCGGTGGGGGATCATACAGACTCGGATCATCGGTTGCGTTCGTCATGGTCGGTCTCCTCGGTGTTCGGTGTGAGGAGAGGCCGCACGGCCTTGGCGAGTTCTTCCTGCCGCTTGGCGAGGAGAGAGAGCGCGCGCCGCAGGTCCTCGCGGACGATCTTGACTGCCTCCTTGGCTGCTATCACCTCTACGAGTATCCGTCGGTGCTCTTCAAGCGTCATGCGTATTGCTCCAGGTTGAGCGCGAGGGTTGAGACAGGGCAGGCGCGATCGCGCACGAGGTAGGCCCGGCACTCGGCCTTGGTGCCGACGACGTGGATCCGGTCGACGCGACGGAGGAAGCGGACGTCTACAATGTCGTGAAGGCCCTCGGTGCAGTTGACGACCGCGAAGTCGCCATTCTTGCCGATCAGGGCTCCCCAGGCGAGTGAATGTATGTAGCGTTCGTTGCTCATGCCCTCACGTTAACACCCACCCACGACCCTCGCAAGCGCTAACCGGGATCAGTGCCGTTGTATAGGTTTACGCACAATCGCTCCAGCCCTCGGATTTAGTAGTGGATTGTTAACGCGGGATCCGTATACTTGGGGGTGTAGACGAGACGCACGACGAACCCGAACACCGAGGAGACCGACAATGACCAACGCTAGCACCTACCTGACGCGCTTCTTTAACGAAACGACCAAGGTCGATCACGACGACTTCTTCGAGGTCGACGTTGACGGGACCTGGAACCTCATGAGCTACGGCGTCGTCCTGGAGGCGCTCTTCGCAGCTAGCGAAGACGAGCAGCGACTCGCAGCGGACACGATTCGCAAGATCGACTTCATGGACGGAGACGTCTGCCACTTCCTCCGCCACCTCGGGGCCTGCATGGCAAGGCAGGCGGCATAATGCAGAGCCGAACGCTAACCCAGTTCGAGACGGCCCGCTGGGAGACCCACGAGTCCTTCCGCAAGGCTGTCCGATTCGGGCTTAACTGCGACTACACGATCCCCGGCACCTACATAGAGGTCTACTCCTTCGACGGGATCACGCTAGACGCATGGGTCGTCGAATGACCCGCCACTGGCACGCCGACGACCTCGAGGCCCACCTAGCTGCAGAGCGCATGGAGAAGCGACGCATGACCCGACTCGAATGGACACCGACCTGCGACGCCTGCGGACGCGAGGGGATCGACAGAGACGAGGTCCTCTGCTCGAGCTGCAAGCCGAAGCCCCGCCTCGACCTCGTCGCGCATATCCGCGAGCAGATCGCAGCCGACCCCCACGCCTACGCCAACGATCGGAAGCTCGAGGCCGTCGCGGACGCTTACATGCGATCCGAGGCCGAGCGCGACGTCTGCCCTCACGGGATCCCACACCACGATTGCACCGAACACAACACCAAGGAGACCGAATAATGTCCACCCAGAAGCTCTACGCCGCGTTGATCGCGGCTCAACGCGAGGCCGCGACCGTCCCGAAGGACGGGAAGAACGATCACTTTGGCTTCAGCTACACCAAAGCGGACACCATGTATCGGTGCGGAAAACAGATCCTCAACAACCACGGGCTCGCTCTCATGCCACTCGGGCTGGAACTGAGCAGCCACGAAGCAACCGGAGTCGTCCTCGTCGGGAACCAGCGGCAGGTCGCGGACCTAACCGAGTATGACGTCACTAGGGACTTCCTGCTCGTCCACGAGCTCGGCGAGTCCGTTGAGTTCTCGATTCAGTGGCCCGTCGACCTCGCAGGAGGGAAGAAGAGCCGCGACAAGTCCGTTGCAGCTGCTGACACGACCCTGCTCAGCTACGCCTACAGAGACCTGCTCGCGCTGGGACGACTCGGCGAGGGAGAGGTCGACGCGTTGACGCCGGTCGCAGACGCGAAAGGAGCCGGCACGGAGCCGAGCCCGCAAGACGCGAAGGACCTAGAGGCGTTCATTCGCGAGCGAGCCTCCGCCGCAAGCCCGACCGAGTTCTTCGACAAGCGGAAGGCAGAGGGCGAGCGCACTTCATGGCGGATCGCCGAGGTCGACGCCAGAGCGGAGCGCGAGAAGGCAGACGCGAAGTCGGCGCAGAAGGCGAAGGCAGACCGGAGGGAGGCGCAGGAGCTCATGCTGCGCAGGGGCGCAGCGAAGGTCGAGGCCGAAGCAGAGCGCAAAGCGATCCAGGACCTAGCGAAAGCGGAGGAGATCGAGCACGCCCAGGAGGTGCTAGAGACCGTCCCGCTAGGCGCTGACGATCTCGAGGCCCGCGGCTGGGAGCCCGAGATCGCAGAGGAGATCGCAGCGATAGACGACGCGGAGCCTGTCGCTCGCGCCGTCGTCAACCACCTCGCGAAGCTCTGCACGTTCGCGCACGGGATCAAGGGTGCGCCCGCGAAGGCCCACCTCGTCAAAGGCTACGCCGAGGTCGGCGTCGACATTAAGATCAAGCAGACGCCGACAGGAACGCAACTCAAGCAGTGGGCCATGAGCGCCCTGCTGCCTTTCTAGCCCAACCACCAACAGAACCACCGAAAACCGAGGAATACCATGAGAGTCCCAGCAAAAGCCAAACGGCCCACCAAGGGCAACCGCAGCAACGTCAACTTCGACGACTACGACTGGAGCGTCGAGCCTGAGCCTGGCTGGAACGAAGGCGTAGTGATCAAGGCCGACGAGGGAACGTCAAAGGCCGGTAACGAAATGATCACGCTCGTCTTCGGCGTCGAGTCCCGCAGCGATCTGCCCGGCGCCGTCGGCGGTCGCGTGTCCTTCTGGGTGCACGACTACACGATCGACGAGACCCTCGCCTCGCTCGCGCCCGACCAGAACGAGAACGAGGAGGCATTCGACCTCACGCCGAAGTCGCTCATGTTCAAGCGTTGCGCGCTGCTAATCGAGGAGGACGTCGAGTATCAGCGCAGGGACGGCCGGAAGAGTTTCAAGGTCGCCAAGCTCGCGACGCTCGAGGCCGCTGCAGCAGAGATCGCAGCAGCCGGCGAAGGGTCCGACGACGCCGACGAGGACTTGATCTAAGTGGGATACTCTCTCACGATAGGCGAGTTCGAGTGCGAGGTCGTGCCAGAGGAGCGTTACGCGTCCGTTGGCGCCGCAGGCGAGGAGGCCGACGGCGCACCGCTCAACTCCGGCGACGATCACTCGAACTCCGTGTCTCCGTCATATACGGGGTGGCACGAGTTCTGCACCGCTGTAGGCCTGATCGGGCCATTCTACTCGCCCAAGTGTCACTGCAAGGTGTGCGAGGGCGTGCCCTACTTCGAGAAATGCGGCAAGCCTGACTGGTGGGAGCCGGAAGGGGAAGGCTCCGGCCGCGACGGGCTCTTGACCCGGCACCCAGGAGCGGCTGAACTACTTCCGGCGCACGCGCTGGCTTTCAGGCAGGCCAAGGAGCGGTATCTAGCCACAGCAGAGCCGCGCCGGGGGCTGCGGGAGTGGCAGAAGTGCCAAGATCAACAGCCGCCGCCGTGGGGGCGCGACCCGGACGCGGAGCCCGTGGACTACATTTTGCGCAGGCTGGACTGGTTGGTCTTCTGGGCGGACTGGGCCCTCGCCAACTGCAAACACCCAACGTTCGGAAACACGTAATGGCCACCACCAAACTCCCCACCCTTTCGCCTTCCCGCCTGTCGTCCGCACTTATGTGCGGGCGTCAGGCCCGGCTGAACTCAGAAAAAGGCCAGGGCCCACCAGGCGATCCGGCCCTGATCGGTACGCTCGTCCACCGGGTGCTCGAGATCGCTGCCGAGTGCGGCGGAAAGGTCGGCCCCTCGACATTCCTGCGGATCCTCGGAGCCGAAGGCCCGGGTTATGAGATTGGTGCCGCCGCGGGATTGATCCTCGCGGACATGGAGCCGATCGACTTCACCCATACGGTCGGGACCGAAGTTCGGTTCAAGGAGCACCTAAAATACGGGTTCCGCTACCGAGGGATCATTGACCGGATCGACCAGCGGACGCCGACGAAGATCAGGATCACGGACTACAAGTCAGGCGCCTGCAAGACCCGCGCAGAGCTCGAGGGCGCTGCGCAGACCCTCGTCTACTTGTCGTGGGCGGTCGACGAGTATGGGACCGAGGACGTCACCATGGTCTACCACTACGTCTCTGCGGGGATCTCGATCAAGATCGGATACGACGAGGCGAAGGTCGAGGCAGGGCTCGCACGAGCCGCCGAGCTCTACAATGGGTTCCTCGCCGACCCCGACCCGCAGCCGACCATGGGCGATTCCTGCGCCTGGTGCTCGCACAAGGCCGGCTGCTCGATCGTCAAGGCGCAGCTCGAAGGCGTCGCGTATCCGAACCCTTGGGACGGCCTCGGAATGCCGGACCTGGTCGCGCTGCGACAGCAGGTCGCGGGGGACGCTAAAATGCTCGAGAGCGCCAGGAAGGGGATCGACCAGACGATCCTCGCCCAGCTCAACAAGGACGAGGTCGAATCGTGGGCCCCCGCGGGATCGCCCTACAGCGTCAAGATCACGAGCCGCTCGTCGAAGAAGGTCCTGTCGTCTGCGTTAACGCCTATCTCTTCGGCCCTTGGGCTGCCTCTGCTCGAGCTTGTCGAGAAGTCGTGCGCGATCTCCGCGCCGAAGCTGACGAAGCTCGTCAAGGGGAACGTCGCGGCAGAAGGCGCGCTGAGCCTGAATACGACGAAGCAGGCCGGCGCGAAGTTCCTCAAGGTGACGAGCAAGGGAGGGCTTCTGTGAGCCTGCACGGATACCACGTCTCTCTAGAACTCAGTCGGCAAGACGTCCCGTTCTACGCGCTGATCATGGCTGCAATCAGGAAGGCCGACACGTCGAATACTGCCAAACTGAAGGCTGCATGGCCTGAGGTCTACGCAGAGTTCTCGATCCGATACAACGCACCCGGCGGACTTCTGCAAAGCGAGGAGGCATGAGCGCCATGGGACGCGATCAGATCGAGGTCGGTGTGAACGTCGACGCCGTCGATCAGGCGGCCGACTACGCCGAGGTGATCGCGTTCGTGATCCGTCAAGCCAAATGCAAGCCCTCCGTCGCCGAGGCGATCGTCGCAGAGGTCGCGGCGTGGCTCAACGCTAGCGAGGTCGCGGCGTGGCTCAACGCTAGCGAGTTGCAGAGGCGGGAGGCATGACCCTACGCTTCGTGGCTGGAGTCCTCAGGTCCAAGGCAATGGACTACAAGGAGAGGATCGCACTCGCCGAAGACTTGGCGAAGATCATGGATAGGCGAGAGAGGCAAACTCAGTCTCAGCGCCGAGCCAGGCAAATGAGGCTTAATGAAGAGGCGACACCTCAGGAGGTCGCCGAGGCGAGGCACCAATCGAACTTACGCCTCGACTCCATGCGCAAGAAGATCGGATACACCCTCAGCATGGCCAAGGCCCACAGGCACAGCGACAAGGCCGAATTCTGCGTGCCTGAGATCAAAGCCACAGGGCACAAGGTGCGGATCCCCTGGTATCTGAAGCCGCCCAAGGGCAGCGACCGAAGACTACCCCTCGCCGAGCGCCTCGACGGCGCACAGCTCGACTGGATACACGACATGGGTCTATTCGCTGCCAACGTCACCATGGCGTCGACCTCTGCAACGCGACACGGGCCGCGCGGTGAGTCATTGTATGAGGGCTGCGAGTGAACCAGCACGCCAGAGAGACACCGAACAATAGCGCGACGGACAACCTCGTCCAGTGCCCAGGCTGCGGCGAGCTCAACAAGATCGGCGAGGGCTGCGAGACCTGCTGGCTGATCGGCCAGCATGACGAGAGAGAGACTGCAGGGACATGAGAGGAGTCGAGACGCGCGATACTGCCTGGATCGTGACGAAGTGAGCCGCCCTAGGGGGCGCTTTGCGAACGTCAACAGGGCGAAGGCCCGCCGGCCCAAGTCGGTCGGAATGAACCGCACAGAGCAGGCATACGGGCGCGTGCTGGCGTCTAAGGTCGAGGACGGGTCGATACGCCGGTTCCTCTTCGAGGCCTGGCGGCTCAAACTGGCGTCTAATTGCTACTACCTCCCCGACTTCCTCGTGTTCGGGACCGACGACTCGGTACAGATCCACGAGGTGAAGGGGACGAGGGGATATCTCCTCGACCCGGTCGGCCGGGTCAAGCTCAAAGTCGCGGCGAACCTATATCCCGAGCTCGTCTTCTTCGGGTGCGTGCTCCAGCTGAAGCGCGACGGGGGAGGGTTCAAGGTCGAGGAGATCAAGCTTCCGGCCCAGTTCAACGAGGAGGCGGAATGACCTGCACAGGCAGGCCGCCGACATAGACACGAAAAGGCCCGGCGGGACTTCACTTCGCCGGGCCAGTCCGTTAGCTCAGTGGAGAGCTTATGCTTTTTTCTTCGCAGCTGCCTTCTCTGTGGCCTTTGCCGCGCGCTTCTCTTTGGTCGACGCTCGGCGCTTCTTGGTCGCTGACTCGGTCTTTGCTTCCTCGCCCCAGCTGAAGTATCGCGTCCCCTCCTCGTCGAAGATCTGGGACGAGGTCGGGATCGTGACCCCGTGATCCTCGCCGATCAGCTTCAGCATTTCCTCCTCGTTGGCGTTCGCCGTCGCGGCGATCTCGTCGATACGCTTTTTGATCTCGTGGGACTGCTTGGAGAGCTCATTGATCTCGCCCTGGAGCTTCATACTGATCGCGCGGGTTGTCACGGATAGTTGGCGCTGGACTGCGGTGAGTTGAATCTTGGGCATGGGAAGCTCCTCAGCTTGTAGCCGGATAGTGAGACCTGAGTATACAAACGATAACCGACCGCCTCAACCTCGAGCCTAGGCGCTGACGACTGAGAAGCTTGCTAGGAGTTCGTTTGATCCCCCAACGCTGAGGCCGCCCGTGCTGTTCTGGTATCCCTTGATCTCCACGTAGTCACTAGCCGCCAAGTAGAACAGACCTGAAACCTCGCAAGCGGTCCCCAGCGTGCTCACCGCGAGCCTGGTGTTCTGGCGCTTTCCGACGCCGTTTATGAAGATCGCCAGGAACCGAGTCCCCGTAGTGTTGACCACATACGTCGCGTTGGAGTGGACGTGATACCAGCCGGCCGCGTCGACCGTGATCCGGGTTGGATTGACCAGGTTCGAGTGCCACCCTAGGTCGTCCACTACCTCCGCTGTCCAGACCAGCGCTGTCGTGGTCGCGTTCGTCAGGAATTGGACTCCCGTCATTTTTACGGTCGTGCCGTTAGCCGTCGTGCCGCCGCCGCCGGTCAGGTCAATGTCCGTCGACCCGTCCCAGAAATAGATCTTGTCGTCGCCAGAGTCGACCCAGACCCCTCGGTTGCCGACGACGAACTCAGTAGGCCGAGCCGCTACGGCCTCGATCTCTACGCCTCGAGGATCCACCCAGTCGGCGGTGAGCTTCTGACACGTCAAGTCCTGGTGGAATTCGACGTTGCCGTTCGTGGTGTCAGTGCTGAAGTAGTCGTATGTGTCGTCAAAGCAACCGAACCCGCCTGGGAAGGATCTGAGGCTAGTTGTCTGCCCGCCTGCAGTGTCCGTGAAGTCAGCGCGAGCGCCGGATAGGTGGTGAGTCCCTGTGGTGTTCACGCCGAACTGCTGGGTCGTAGGCGTTCCGTCCGCATGAGGCTGGAAGATCATGCCGCCGTTTGTCGCCGAGGCCGTCAGCTTGACGCCGGTCCCCTGGACACCGACCCCGGTCATGGTCTGATTCGGCGTCCCGTAGTAGGTCGATCCGAGTCCCTCGGGATAGAAGCAACCAACGTCGTCGCGCGGGTGTACGTAGGTCCCGTTAAGGATCCCGTCAAGGTTGATCGGATCCGTGATCTCTGGTGGGCCGAACATGACGCCGCCGCTTGAGGGCTTGCCCCCGGACTGCATTCCGCCCCAGGATCCGTCTCCTGATCCGATCGCAGTTAAGCCGCCGACAGCGCCAGCCCCGCCCGCTAGGTGAAGCTCGTTGTGCGAGAACCCGCCACCGGTGAAGTCTGTTTGTCCGTTCGTGTTCGCTGCGGGGAAGATCTGAATCCCACCCTGGAAGCCCATGGTCTGAGTTGAGGTCGCGGTTGTTCCCGGTCCGTGGCCGCGTGCAGTCTGAAGCGCTGTCGAGTCGCCCACGCGAGGTGGCCTGGGCTGGATCGGTCGACCGAAGGCGTCCATGACCCCGGAGAGGTAGAGCCCGTCTAGAGTGGTATCTGAGAGGCCGCCAGCATAGCCAGTGGTCGTATAGGTTCCGGTGGGCTCGCCGGACCATGAGAATGTCTCCTTTTTGACGCCGTCTTGCCCCTTCTCCTTTCGTGCCTCCTCTGGTGAGAGGTGCCCTGTGTCGCCGCCTCGGTGGCCGGGTGCACCAGGGAAGTCGTCAAAGCCGTCATTGAGTGCGCCGACGCCGAGCGCTTCCGCGTCAGCTGCGGCGTTGGCTGCTGCCGCCGCGCTGCTAGCCGCTCCGTTGACGCCGCCCTCTGCCTGGCCTCCGTCGCCAACTCCTGCGCCGGACTGGTCGAGGCCGCCGGATACGAAGTCGAGGCCGCCGGGCGCACCGACGAAACCGCCACCGGGCGGGACGTCTCCTAGGAGCTCTTCGAGCTCGTCGCTCTCGTCCGGCCCCTCTGCGTCGTCCCCAGTGCCACCACCACCAGGCGTGGTCTGGCAGTCCTTCGGATCTTCGTCGTCGTCGTCGTCGTCGTCTCCGCCACCTCCGCCCTTCGGTTTCTTCTTCTTCTTCTTTTTCTTCTTCCGCTTGGGTGGTGGATCCTCGTCATGCTTCGGTTTCGCGAAGTAGGCCTCGGCGACCCAGCGCCAGACGCCGCCGCTGATCGTCTGCTCGAAGACGAGGTGGCAGTCCGTGAGGTGAGGTGCGTTCTGAATGTTGTTTTCGTCGTAGAGGAGCGGCTCGAAGTTCAGAGGACCGTCGCCGAAACCGCCGACAGGGTGAGAATATAGGGCCTTGGTGCTTATGTGGACCGGCTCGACCCCCGAGGCGTTCCTGTGGTTCGGAGCCCCGGGAACAAAGAACGGCCCCCCGAGCTCGTGGGACATGGCTCCGATCACAGCCCTGGCGCCGACGCCGACAACGAAGCCGCTCGACTTATCGGCGACAAGGCCGCCTCCTGGGCGCCAGTCCCATACGAGTTGGCTATCGTGAATCGTCCAGAACGAGGCCAGGTTCGAGTTCGTCTTCGCGTCAAGCTCTGGATCGGTGACCCCGAAAAGCCCAGAGGTCCCCAGGACCGGAGTCGCAAAGAGCTGGATCTCTGGGCTTTTGCTCCCAGAGAATGCCGAAGTTTTCAGACTCGAGCCGCCGCCGCCGCCCATGGGGAAGCCGATCAGCTTCTGTTCGTCGTCGTCTGATCCAGCCATGACGAGCAGCATGTCGCCCGGAGCGACCTCGCCGGCGCCCGGTGGGAGAGTGACGTCGGTGACCTTGTATCCTCGATCGACCTTTAGCGAAGCGTCGACAGCTGGCAGCACGCCGACCGTGCGTCCGGCCGAGTCGAATGCGTCCTGCTGAGACAGAGTGCGCGAGCCTGTCCCTGTGTCCGCTGTCTGTGAGACGGTCTGCGCGACTGCAGGCATGGCGAAGAACCAAGAGCCGAAGGGCCGCTCGCCCTCTGGCGCTGCAGGGATCTGAAACCCAGACTTGAGGTTTCCTGAGGACTTCTCCTGCTCGTCACTGTGAGCGTGACCCTTGATCCCGTAGAGCCCGGAGTCGAGACGCCGGTCGATCGTCCCAGCCATAACGCAGGCGCGGTTAGCAAGCGGGACTTCCTTTCGGTCGTCACGAAGTGGGAGGAGCCCGAGGACTCGATACTCTGCGACTCTCATGCAGTGACCCGTTTTCTCGTCCAGAACCCGCGCGCGCGGAGGACTTCCGTGTGGATTTGACCCTGTATTGTATCCGCCCGGACTTCCCCAGGCTCCCACGCGATCATAGAGTCGGCCCGATCGACGGCCATGCTGGGACTCCAGCACGGGTGGTCGTAGCTGTAGCGAATGAGCGGTCGACGTGTGCGTGATCCAGGACTCTGATTCGTGGCGACGATCAGCCGGCGCAACGGTCGCAAGCTCGAGAGCCCGTCGCGATCCCAGGCCTCGGCGATATCGGAGACGTCATCTGACGGCGCGACAAGGACGCCCTCGGCCCGTGTTAGCTCGAGGGGCCAGGACGCGCGCCGGCGCCAGATCAGATCAGGCGGAGCGCAGACCACAAACTCAAAGCCGAGGTCGCGTGCAGCTCGGCCTGCGTGCGCGAAGACAGAGGCCGCGCTGCAGCTGGGGACTTTGGCGACAAGACACCCCTCCTCGGCCATTCGCTTGAACTCTGGTTCCAGGGTGCCTGAGCCGTGGACGAGAATTAGCGGATAGACTCGTTGCTTCTGCATACACGAGTAGACCGCCACAGAGGCACGCCAGGCCCCGTGGTAGTCGTTGTGGGCAGAGATCGAGACCAAGTGCCTATTGGGGCTCAACGAAGCCCTCGATCACCCTGCGGACGTCTGGCGGCATGAGCGCGAGGACGTCGAGGCCGGGCAGGCTCGGGTTGAGCTCCACGGTCGTCGTAGCCCCCCCCTGATCGCCGGGTGCCAGGTCGTGGGTGATCCTCGACATATTCCCGCGGATCCGCGCGAACGGGCGGTAGGTCGTCGTGAGCGTTCCCTCGTAGTGATCCTCAAACCTGGTGAACTCGCGCTCTGCGAACGCTTTCGCGATCCTCCAGCACTCCGCGTCGTTCAGCGGAACGTCGCTGACGCCTATAGGCGTGATCGGGCTCCCTGCGTCTTCGTTCTCGGGGACCTTTCCCTTGAAGCGGTCGAGGATTGGGCTAACTGTGTTTATCTCTCCGCCTTCGCTGGCCACTGTGTCGATCCATGCGAAGCGCGCGACCGCTCGAGGGAGCCCGACGCGCAGCTCTAGCATGGGACCTTCGCCGGTTCCTTTGCCTGCGGCCCCTCTGAACCTGGGGTTTTTGGTGTCGTCCACGAATTTTAAATCCGACTGGAACACGTCCACGGCGTAGAATCGCCGCTTGTCGTTCGGCGCCCCCATGGCGCAGGTCACGACAAAGCTCGCCTCGAAGCCGGGCTGCAGCGACGTTTCCTGAATGAGAATCTTGTCTTCTTTGAAGTCCGCATAACCGCCTTCGCGATCCTTGCACGCCGATCTAATGTAGCGGTCGGCTAGCCCCGTGAAGTCGGTGGCCAATGACCACTGAACGACGCCGAGGTCTTGGTCTATAACTCGCAGTGTCGCGGGCGCCGGGATCAGGTCGAAGGTCTGCGTCTTGATTATGTCCCCGCCGGTGTTGGGGTCGGCCCTAGAGTTTGCATACTGGTTTTGGACCAGCTTATAGACTTCCTTATCCGTAACGTCTTCTTTGAGCGCTTGAGGTTTCCACGAGTGGATCATGCAGTAGTCCTGGTAGACCGGCGACGGCGCGCGCGAGCCCGTCGTCGGATCCTCGACCGAGACGAGGTTAGGGAAAATATGCCGGATCCGATCGCGCCAGAACTCGTTGATCTGGTAGGTCCTGCGGTAGTGTTCGAGAACGTAGCCGATCCGCTTACGCCAGACCCCGCCGCGGTCGAGTTCGTTGCTTGCATAGGCGAAGAGCGCTGGCGACAGCCACGCAACTTGGATTCGCGCCTTTGTCAACGGGAGCTTGGCGGCATATAGGGAACCCGCTGGGTTCGCAGCGCAGAACGCGAGGAATGTGTCGAAGGTAACCCACGTCCCTTCGATCAACTTCCTGTCGCCCAGCGTGCCGTCCTCTGGCATGGGAATGACGTTTACCGCACGAAGCCGCTCGTCTCCAGCCTTCTCCTCGCCCTCCTGCACGTCAAATCGGATCTCGACCTGCCTCTCAAAGAGGACGCGGACGCGCTGCGGACGCTCGCGACGTCGATTCTGACGCGCGACGAAGCCAGATCCGACGAGGGGAGAAAGCGCCAGGATCTTGTTCTCGTTGGCCTCTTTGAACCCAAGCTCGAGGACCTCCGCCTGGTCGTGGGTCTGGTAGACGATCGTCTTTCCGGCCTGGTTCACGTAGCAGTCGATCCCGCCGCCCATGTAGGACCAGAGCTTCGCAATCGCCGCGTCACCCTGCAGGTTGAACTCCCAGCCCTCGACTGGGACCGTGTTCAGGCCGATCGGCTCGCTCTCGTCCTCCTCCCAGTTGCCGGTCCCGATAACAATGTCGAGAACGTCCTTCGCGATATCCTCGGAGGTCCAGACCTTTCCGTTATTCAGCGACCAGTTGGCGTAGGTGATCCGCGCCGCGACTCCTGTGCTCTGCGTCTGTGCGTCGGCACGGTTGCTCTCTGCGGAGGTGCCCGCCGAGTCACTTACGCGCGTCCGGTGCGGAGACTTGCGGCGCACGTTGTATCGCCGAGCCACGAAGCGGTAGGGCCAGGTGTATCGGTTGTCAACGACCGTGATAAGCAGCGTGCCAGGGTTCGCAGTCGGAGACGTCGAGAGCAGCGTTAGCTTCTCGAAGGTCTGCACATTCACGCCGTCGTCGATCGTGAGGGTAGACCCCCCGATCTTCGCGCGGACGCCTGCGCCTTCGTCCTCGAGCAACGCCTCCGCGCCCTCGCGGTCGATCTCGATCTGTATCGCTGCGGGTGCGACTCCGGGGACGAGCGCCCAGGAGACGCCGGACTCAACTTCGAGACGGTAGCTGTCGAGTGTTGCGCGCATGGCTTAGACGCTCGTGATCAGGCGAACGATCTCGAAGACCTCGATCGTCTCCCTTGTGCTGATCTTTAGTTGATTGCCGCGGAAGCCAACGAAGCGCTTGCTTGTTTTCGTCGAGCGCGTCCTAAGGATAGCCGCTCCGTCTACAGGGATCTCTACGTTTAACTGGTCTCCTGAACCCCCACGCCTGACGGTGAACGTCCCGCCCAGCGATAGCGGGCCGAGCGCGAAGCCCACTCCCACGGAAGAGCTCTCCGACGCGCTAGGAGCTGGATCGCCTAGGTTTTCGGTCGTTGTCGTGACCCTGCGAATGAATTTCTTGTTCGCCTGGTAGACGTAGGCAGGCGTAGGCTCGTCCGCAGTCTCGTCCGCGAGAGGCCAGATATAACGGATAACCACCCCCGTATCGAGGTCGTCTTGAAACTCCACCGCGCGGGACAGTAGCGTCCCGCCAGCAGCGGAAACAGCCTCGAATCGCGCCTGAATCGTGTTCTCGTCGAAGTTGTAACCGGGCTCGATCAATGTCATTGCCATAGATCCGCCGGCGACGGCGGCCATTTTTGCGGTTACATAAGGGAGGACTATATTGTTGAACACGTCGACGAGGTCTCTGCCCTGCTCGAAGTCCACGGCTGCGTTGTAGTCGCAGACGATCTGTCGCAGGGGCGAGGCCAGTGGGTCAGTAGACGTCGCCGGTACGCCAACCTTAATAGCCATGACTGGGTCAACAATGAATGTGCTAGAGAGGACATTCAGCTCTTGATCAAAAACTATCTGCCTATAAGCGTGCTCGAAGTCTGCCTCTGTGTCGCCCTCGTTCGGCGTTTCGCGCTGCGAGACGATCTCGACAGTCCACCCCAGCGCCAGCGCGATCGTTGCGACTCGGGCTGGAATGTTCGCCGCGATCTGCGCTCGAGCCAGAACGATTGGAGGGCCTGGCGTCGCGGTAGCGGTGCCCTTGATCACGATCCCGCCGCGGCGCGCGGAGGTGTATGAGACGTCGTAGGAGAACTCTCGGATCCCCTCGTCTGTCGGGGCCGCCGCGTCAACCTTCGCCGGTAGCCCTGCGCTGATAGATATCTCGTAGAGCCTGGAGAGGTTGGTGTCGAAGCGGGGGTCAGCCTCGCCGACCTTTGTGATTAGCGGCGTAACGTCGAAGGCGTTGGCGAGGGTCTCGTCGAGGTCGAATGACTGGTTCCCCGCGAGTTGGACGTTGAGGATCCCGTACTTCGTCGAGAACAAGTCCTCGAGAGCCTCCGCAGCCGCCGCGAGGATCGTCGTCGTGGACGCCTCGACGACGAACGAGAAGACACACTCGGCAGCGTCGAAGCCTCGGAATAGCCTGTGGATCCCGTGGAGGTGGAGGTTCGCGCCTGCGATCGTGCCGCCGATCACCTGGCCCGCGTAAGTCACCGTCATTAGTCTTGGCGCTGTCATGGCTTAGCCTCCCAGAAATCGTTCGATCATTTCCTTATATACTTTAGAGCCGTACTTGACCAACGGCTCTAACCGCCTGTTCCTGCGCTCTCGCTCGCGACGCTCCTCGATCACCCGACGCTGCCTAGCGCGCTCGAAGACGCGCCCCAGGTCGCCCCCCGCAAGCTCTTTGATCACAGTCCCGCTGTCGTCGTTGTTTAGCCCGATCACTTCGGCGAGTGCCACGAAACCTTGGCCGCGTCCAACCTGGAGCTTTTTGTCTAGAAATTGCCCTTCCACAAATTCTTCTGAGGTAGAGGTCAAATTGTCGATATTACGTCGTAGTTCTCGTGGGTTAAGACCAATCTTCGCCAGGACTGAAAACGGATCCGGCACCTTTAGCGCTATGAGTGCCCCATACAGAGAACGGTTGACGACGTTCGCGATACCCCTAGCAATTGGCCTGGAGAACGCCCGAGCCGTACTGGCTATATCTGGAATGCCGCCGCGTTCTGTTCCTGTTAATTGGCGTGCACCGGCAACGAATGCCATGACGCGCTTCTGCGCGATCTCTACGGGGTTGACAGCCTGCAAGGTCTCGCCCAACGCGAGGAGCGCTCGAATCCGTGGATCCTTTATCAGTTGATTGATCGCGCCAGAGCTCGCCTTGCCGCCCGGACGAGTGACCCCGCCGGCTCTGCGGATCGAGCGGCCAGGGAAGCTCGCGCCCCCGAAGACCCGCGAGGTCGCGGACCCGCCGCCAGCCTGCGACCCCTGCGCGCGCTCGGACTCCTGCATACGCCGAAGCAGGTCGCGGGCCTGCGCCTCCGCCTGACGGGTGTCTAGGACGATCTCGACCTCTGCGCGATCAGCCACTAGGGGCTCGACCCTGCGCCGGTCCAGGCGCTCCAGGTGTAAGACCTCTGTGCCACGTAGCCTATCTCGCCGTCGAGCTCTGCCGAGATCGCTGACGCACTGATCAGTTGAATGTTGATCCCGTCCGTCGTCGCGAGGAGCGCCATGGTGTCGAAAAGGATCTGTTCAAGCTCGAGGATCCCGCGGCCCTTCGAGGTCAGCCCGCCGGCAGGGCCAGCGCCGCCAAGGATCACGGCCTCTCCCCAGGTGTCATTCGCGACGGACTGGGCGATCAGGATCTGAAACTTCTGCGTTACGAGGTCGGGCTCCTCCTCGTCGACCTCCATGGAGTCGGGTAGCACGAGGCAGAAGGGCCAGCGAAGCATTGATCGGGTGCGCTCGACGTTGACCCCGGCCGTTACGAGGACCGTGCCGAACGCCTTCTCCCCACCAGGCCAGACCGCTGCGGCCAGTTTGGCCTTGATCGCGGTCGCAACTGTGAATGAGGTGCTCACTTTTTACGCGCCATGAACTCTGCCAGGACTTCCTCTGGGTGAGGGGGTGGCGCGGGGTCTTTGGCCAGTGGGCCAGAGTGGACCGCCGCGAGTACCGCGCGCTCTGTCAGGGAAAGCTGGGCGAAGTCTGCGAGCGTGATCGAGCCGCCGCAGCGGACAAACTGGGCCGCACCGGCAGCTAGGGCCTCGAGCCGATCAGGCGCGACCTCGGCCGACCACTCGTCAGGGTTGCCGTAGAGCTTCAACGCTTCAGCTAGAGTCCCCATGTAACGGCCCCCGACCCGGCCCTGATCGCCGTGAACTCGACCAAGAGCAAGTGCTCGGTTCGTGCCTGATAGGCGACCTCTTGAACCTCGGCAGCGCGAGGGATCGCGGAGTCGAAGGTGAACGAGGGGTGTGCTGTGTCCGTCGGCGTGAAGATCAGCTCGGCAGCACCGGCCGCCCGGAACGTCCCGGGCTCGACCGATCCAGGCCAAGTGATCTCGTCCGCTGTCACGTTCGGATAGATCGCCTGAATGGAGGCTGTGGTCCAGCCGCGGAGCGCGAGCCCGACCCTGTATACGACGCGGACCAAGACCTCGTCGACGGGTTCGCCGCCGTATTCCTCTCCCTCTACGGGCGTCTGCACGGCGTCGCGGAGGAGCATTACGTCGCGGATCAGACCAAGAGAGACCCCGCCGAACGTGATCGAGCCTGGTACCTTCAGTGCGTTGAGTGCGCTCATGGGGTGCGTAGGCTCCTTGCGATCGCCTCTTCGACGGTCTTCTTCGCTATTCTACGTTCCTCTGGGCCGATCTCTATGAAGGTTCTCTTGCGGACGTTGATCGAGAAGGTCGGTCTCGAGAAGAGCCAGCCCAGACTAAGCTTGTCTGGGTCGCGGGCGCCTTTCCGCTCTCTCCGGAGCCATAGCTTAAGCTTCTCACGCCCGAGCCCCGTCAAAGTCACCGTGGACTCGCCGCCTTCGTTGTGGATCGCCGCATAACTGGTGGTCGTGCCTACCTTCACCTTATCGCCCGAGACCTGGAACGTGATCGAGCGCCGAAGCTGTCCAGTGTCAACGAGTGCCTGCCCAGGGGTGAAGCGCCTAGCCTTGGGATTCCCCCCAGCGTTTAGATCCTTAACGATTCCGGGCACGTTCGGGGTCATGCGCTCGCCCCATGACTCGCCGGACGGCGAGGCCTGCAAGCGCCAGGACTTTTGGAACCGGGCCACGAGCAGAGCGCCGACGGAGTCCAGGGCATCCGCGCGAGCCTTCCCGCGCAGGCCTGACCCGAGGATCTCTAACTGCTTACGGGTGATCTTGACCTTGACGGTCACAGGCCAAGTCCTAGCCGCCCGTCTGATTGATCCGCGCCGGCCGAGTCGGGGACGAAGTCCTGCCAGCGTCGACGATCATAGTCAGGCCTGGCGTCCTGATTCTCTTCGCTAGGCTCGAGCACAGAGTTCGAGGTCGGTAGGAGTCGCCGCTCAGAACCGGTTGTCTGGGCGATCCTGATCAGCATTTTTCTGTATCGGGACGTCAACTGCTCGGTATTCCGACCAGTGATCCCCGAGTATTCCATGAGCTTCACGACGACGCCTTGTGACGCTGCCGCGACGTGAAGCGCCACAGTCTCGTCATAGGCCAGGCCGGTCTCCACCTCGAACTCTGCCTCGACGTCTGCAGCTGCATAGCCGAGCTTCGTCAGGTCAACAGAGGTCGCTGCGGGAAGACCTTGATTGGTCAGCTCTAGCAGGAGCTGGGTCGCGATCCGTTCCTGAACTCGATCGGCTAGTGCCATGGTCTATGGGTCCGTAACGGTCGGAGAACCTGCATGAGGGAGCATTCGCGCGTAGAGCCGCCAGAGCCATTTCTGGATCTTGCTGTCTGATACTGTGAATGTGTCCGCGACGGCTATTGAATCGTCGGTCAGGAACTTAGCAGCGATCGCGCAGGAAGGGTGCCACCAAGTGCCGTCGAAGGCCTCCATGGGCCCGAAGAACTGCTCGTCAAGGAAGACTTCGTCGTCATGGCTGGCGATCGTTATCGAGATCACCGCGTCTTCCTCGTTGAACGCAAGGGGCCACATGTCGAGGTCACGGTCCGGGACGAGCTCGCGCCATGTGTCCTGGTCAGCAACCGATAGCGTGAAGGCCTGCGACTTTGACCCCCAAGTGATCGTGACCGTGCCAGCCGTGATCGCGGAGCCTCCGCGGATCCAGATCGACGGGAGGTGAGGGAAAGCAGGGTTAAGCGAGAGCCGGTTAACGCTGAATGCCTGCGTGAGGATCCGCGTCCCGCCTGTAAGGGCCACCAGGGACGTCGGGTTCGTATCGCCAACAATGTCCCTCGCAAACTCATTGCGATCCAGGGCGAAGCCCACAGGTGCGTTTAAGGCCCAATCGGTGACAGTGTCCAGCGCAGCCATGACGTATCGGCCAGCCGTGAACGTCCCGCCGATCGAGAACTGAGAAAATGAAGCGTTTGAGAGGAGGGACGACCCGGAGTCCTTCGCGCGCACGTTGCGCCGGACGGCACCCGAGGAGTCCGAGTCAAGAGCGTCAACGCCCGCGTTCCCACCAATAAACTCGAAGACCTCCCGGAAGCGCTCGGCGCCGGTGTTCTCGTCCTGCAAGACCGTGAAGGTCTTGGTCTCTACGAACTCGTTCTCGAGGTCGTAGCCGTCCTCGTTCTCCGTCAGTCGGTATAGCAGGCCTTTGCCTGCGCCGAAACTCGGGATCGCGCCATAGGTGATCCCGCGCGACTTGACGGTCTTGGAGTTGTCGACGAAGTATTTATAGATCCGATCTATGGCGCGCTGAGCGGATCGCTCGGGGAGGTCAACAATGTGGTGCGTGTATGCCGTAAGGATAGGCGTAATTACGGGTTGGCCCGTAAGGAGACTGGTGGACACCGTCGCGCGGAACCTCCGAGCGCCCGAGGACTGAGAGGAGGCGAAATCAGACTCAATGATCTGATTGTATGCGTCCTCGTCAGCCACAACGGTCTGCTGATCCAGAAGATTGTCAAGCAGAAGGATCCCAGCCTTAAGCTGGTTGTCCATTTCCGTTTCGGTCGGATTCGCCATTGCTTCCCCTTATGAGGTTGAGGAGTCTTTTTTACCGCGCCTGCGGGAGCGAGGTGCAGAAGCTTGCTTTTCCTTCGAGAAGTCGGCCGGCGCGCCGGCTGGAACCTTAGGGTTCGGGTCGACGTGGTTCTTCGCGCCGGACGCGTCGAGTTTGGGCCAGCCCGCGGCTTCCTTCTCGGCCTTGTCGTGGGCCTCGACTATTTCCCTCGTCTTCTCACCGTGAGTGGTAGACAGAGTTGGGTAGGCCGCGCCTGCGTATGGGTTGGCGAGGGTCTCGAGCTCGATCGCATACATGTAGTCGAGGACGGGTTTATCGTCGGCCATTTTCCGATAGTTCCGCGAGCGAGTGTCGTAGATCCTAGCGCGCGACTTGCGGCCCTTCGTGGATCTGATCACCTTGAACTTCGCGGACAACAGACACGCGTCCAGGCCGCCTACGGCCATGCGGACGACGGACCCCTTCATTTTGTCGCGTTGAGTCTCGGAGCCGTAGCCTGAGACCTTCTCTGAGTAGCGCGCGAAGCACTGACCCCCTGCGAAGATTTGGTGAACGGGACAATCGGCATTGACGCCGATACGGAAGAGCTTTTCGCCCTCGATTAGTGGGACTGCTGGGGCCATTTGGCTACTCCAAAAGTTCGAGACAAAAGAAGCGACCCGCCCGAAATGGACGGGCCGCAACAACTAGCAAAAGGGGGAAGTAACTAGTTGTTGATTTTCACCGTCCCGTATGCGGCGTTGACTCCGTAGCCGGCGCGCATGTCGAGCAGGGTCGCGAGGATCCGGTAGCGACGAGCGCGCTCGGAGTTCTCGCGGGTCTCGTCGATCATGCGAGGCGCGCGGCGCATGGTCTCGAAGATCGGCTTCGGCTCGACACCCTGGAAGAAAATGTGGATATCGTCGCCGGTGATCCGCTGGGTCGACCAGAGGTTGATCGCCATGCCGGACTCGAGGATCGTGTTCGAGACGCCGGCAACTCCACCAGTATCCGTGGTCGCGGTGCCCGCGCGGACCTGCATGGTCGTCCCTTGCAGAAAGGCCTCCCGCATTACCTCTTCATTTTGAACTCCAAACAATACGGTTACGCCCTGATCAATGTCGCCCTCGTTGAGGAGGGGCTCGCCTTCGGTGTCCTGGAACTGCTTGGCCTGCTCGATCGCGTTCCAGAAGTCGGACCGAACCGCGCCGGCGGTCGCGACGCCTGTCCCGGTTAGAAGGTTGCCACTCGCAACGCCGAAGCGGGCAGCGCCGCCAGCGGTCGTGGCGTAGAGCGCAGCGCCGTCGGGGGCAGTGGGGATTGACTTGAGGAGCGCCGCGTCAGCGGTGCCCTGAAGGATCTGGAAGAAGACCTGCTCGGGGAGCTGGGCCGCGCGGATCGCGAGTCGGCGAGCAACTTCGCGAATATCGCCAAGCTGCAAATCTTCAAGATCCTCCTCGTGGAAGCCCAGGGCTTTTCCCCAAGTGAGACTGGTTACAGAGTACGAAATTGCGCGGAATGCGTCCTCTACGATCGCTTCGCCGCGGTCGATTCGCTCGATCGTGGGAGGCGACTCGAAGTAGCCGAAGCGCTCGGTTCGCTTGCTCGAAGAGATCCCGAGACGCATGGCGTCAGCCAAGCGGGGGTGACGGCCGACCGTGTCGCGGTAGGTCGAGAGAAAGGTCGCGTTGATATCGCGAAACAGGTCGCTGGACGTGATTACCGCTTCAGCCATGGTGTTACTCCTTTGAGTGGTCTGCTACTGCCTCAAGCCCGCGGGCCACCATGGCGCGCGAGCGAGAGGCAAGGGCGAGCGTTTGAGTTACGCGATCCCGACGTTTGTTCCGTAAGAGGCGACCGCGATATTCGGCGTGGTGCCAGAGAAGAGCGAGTTGCCGAACAGGCCGAGAATGAACTGAGCCTCCATGCTGAACATGTAGACGTCAGCCTCTGCCGTGCTGGTGACGTTGACAATCACGCCTAGGGGGGCAGTCGTGCCCGGATCGGTGAGCACGAGGGGAGGACCGCCGTCGGCCGCCCAGACGCACTTGCCCAGGTCGGTCGCCGTGTTGGTGACGCCGGTTACGGCGATACGCTTGAGCACGCCGCCGTTTCCATTCCAGTTGTTCTCGATCGTGCCGTCGCCAACGGTCTCGTCGGACAGTTGCCCGCCGAGCAAGCATTGCCCTTGCAGCCCTGCATAAGCGACGAGGTACCCGTCACCGGCCGCAGCGCCAGCGAGCGCGAAGGCAGCGAAGGCGCCTGCGAATAGGCTGGTGCCTGAGAGTACCTCATGTCCGAGACGGACCTCAGGACCGGGCGAGATCTTGAGCGGGTTAGAAGCTGTTGGGTTGGTCACGAGGACTCCTGGTTGTGTTGCTCTTCGAGGTCGGTCGAGGTCAGAGGTCGAGGGAACTAGCTGCGGGACATTCCGCAGTAGGAGTCGGGGTCAGTGTTGATCGCGACGTAATCGTTGAAGTCGACGGGGGACTCGCTGCGTTTCCAGGACGCGTGAAGGTCGCGCGCACGGGAGAGGGCCTCGGGCCCCTGAGCCGCAAAGGCAGCGATCTCAGGTGCGTCGACGACGCCTCCGTCTCCGCCGGCCTGCTCGCCGGTCCAGTGTGAGGGGGGGTCGCTTGGGCCGACGCGCTGCATACCAGCGGCGTAGGCATTGGCGGCCTCGAGCCCGTGCTCAGAAGCGCGGGCGCGGAAAGCTTTAACCTGATCGTCGTCAAATCCAGCGCTGGCGAGCTCGGCGGACTTCGAAGCAACCGCGCGCTCGGCCCTGAGGGAGTTGATCTCTTTTTCCATGTTCGCCATACGGGACTCCATGGCGGCATTTGCGCCGTCAGCCTCGTTCTTGGCCGTGTCGCCGACAGCGGTGGCGGGAGGAAGAACCGCAACGGGCGCAGTAAAGGCAGCGAGAGGGTGCGCCGGTGCTGCGGGTGCAGCAACGGGAGCGGGCTGTTCTGCAGGGACTGGGGCTGCTGGGGCCTCGGGCTCGCCTTCGCCCATGAACTGCTTCAGGAGCTGGAACATTTGCGCGAGGACTTGCTCTGCGCTAGCGGCCTTCTGCGTGGGGTTGGTCGCGGGCGCGCTTCCGGTCTTGGGCTCAGTCACTGGTGTTGACTCCTGAAAGTTGAAGAGTGCACGCGACGCGTGGCCGCTTTGCGAGTAGGCGAGGACAGGGCCACCCTGCGCGAGGGTCACGCGGGCAGTGTCTGGGTGTTGACCATTCTGGTCAGCGACCCGGAGAAGCGGGAAGCGGAAGAATGGGGTCTCGTGATCGAGGAGGGCCAGGCTGTCAATTTCGGGCTTGTCGACGTCGAGGATCTCAACGGACCTATAGACCAGCTCGCCCTTGGCAATGCGCTCGAAGATCTCGGGCTTGACGTTCACGAGGTCAGCGAAGATCGTCTTGACCTTCTTGCCGTCGTGGACGACGTCGGCAACGTGGGTCATGCGGAACTGTCCGGCGCCCTTGACTTCAGATCCTGATCCGTGGTGAGACACGTGGAGAGGGGCCATGTATCCCTCGTCCTGGCGCTTGATCGCCTGCTTCACAGCCGAGCTCAACCAGCGGGCGTTGAACTCACGATCTCCACCGGACCGCTCCTCGACGTGAGCCGAGAAGATAGGAACGCTAAAGATCGTGAAGTTGCCGTTAGGCTGCTCTTCGTGTCTGTAGATTGGAGGCGCCATTCCCTGGAAATTAGGGATCTGCCGTCACCGGGTCAACGTATACTAAAAACACTTCGTTTACACATTTGGGAGGACCTATGCACGAAGACGACGAGCCTCGATCTGAGTTGATTTGCTTCCGCGCGACCATGGCGACAAAGCTCGCCGTTCAGCGCCTAGCGCGAGCGGACGACCGCCGGTCTGTTAGCGCGTGGGTCCGCTCCCGCGTAGAGCGCGCGCTCGAGGACGAAGACGTGGACGAGAGTGACCCCAGCTGAGGCTGTATGGCTCGCGACAAGCGCTGGCCTTGGGCTCTACATGATCCTGCTCTGGGTCGCGTCAAACTGGAACCGGGACGAGGGCTGAGTCCGGGGATCTCCCGCTAGAGAACGCCGCCCTTGACGATAGAGACTGTAAGGAACAGGGTTCCGCCCACGCTTACCTCGAAGTCTATGACGTCCCCTATTTTAGCTTCCCACACCAAAGCGGTGCATTGATCCGCGACCAAAGCATGTAGCAGGAGATTCCTAGAAGCAGCGACACCCCTAGTGTGCTCAATGGTTAGATTTGCTGCTACCGAATGACTGACCGAGATCCGCAACGCCGCCGACTGCGGCATAGTCAACGGGCCCGCTGGGGTGCCCAGGTTAGCGAATACAGGTTGACCCGCCACCGCGGTCACCTCGAACAGTTCGCCGAGCGTGACCAGACTTTGAAGGTTACTCATAGGCTACTCCTGCCGTGTGATATGGCGTGGATCTCTGCATGTGCTTTGCCCAGGGCCTCTGTGCTCCCGTCTGCCAGTTTAAGGAATACTGCCCGGCCTTCGACTTTCAGCTTGTTGATTATCCGAACAGCAGGCGCTGACTTAGACGACCCCTCGCGGAGCTCCCGCACGCAAACAGCGTCTGCGCCCCATGTCGGAAGGAACACAGGCGACAGTCCCCGATCCACTATCACGCCCGAAAGGTCTGGGCGGTCGCCCTCTCCCAGCTCGCCCTCTAGCCAGAGACAGCGATAGGGCCTGCAGCCCTGAGGTCGGTCGGCGTAGATCCCGCAGCCGCCCTCTGTTAGCTGGTGCTCGCATGGTGTCCCGGCTGGCGAGTTGACAGAGAGGACCTCTAGCACTGTACAGCACGAGGAGCAGGGGCCGCACTCGCGGGTCACAGCCTCCCGCCCGTGGTGAAGCGGATTCCGCTAACGGCCAGCGTCCAAATGGCCAGGTCTTGAGCGGGAGTCCCCTGGGTGTCCAGCTCGAGGTAGCAAACCAACGCGTCACCTTCGTAGTGGCTGGACACGTCATAAGGGCCGAAATCCATGGACAGAAGCCGATCTGTCACCGCGCCCGTGTCCGTCGCTACGGTGATTGCTGTCGCGGCCTTGGACGTGAATACCTCAGCTGCTGTCGCGGCTCGCGCGACGGGATCTATCCCGCCCGCTGAATCGGCGATCAGCACGCCACCGACGCCCAGGACCAGCGCGGAAAAGATTACGTCAGGTGCTGCCGTGACTGGGCTGCCTCCGTCGAGGCTGTACACCAGCGTGAACCGGATCGGAAATGCCGTGCAGATTCCGTCTGGGAGGAGGAACTGAATCGAGACAGAATCAGCTGCGGTATCTAGTAGGCCCTTCTTCAGTTTTGCATTCCAGCCGGTTGGAATTCCGCCAGACCCAACGGCAACGTCGGCGTCCTTGGCGCCAGAGCCGGTTACCTCTTGGTATGTCCCGCCGACCGCGTAGAGGAGCGAGCGCCATTGCGCGAGCCCGCGAGCTTCGATTTGCCCTCGGGCGTTAGTCGCGACGTGACTCGGGATCAGGCGCATGCGCTCGAACACCGGAGCGGTCGTGATCGTCGAGGCGATCCGCACGCGAAGCCAGTGGCCGAGCGTCCCTGATATCGTAGTCGCGGCCCATGTCGTGTCGTCGTCGATCCCTGCCCTAATCGTTTCTTCGCTTGAAGCGCGCAGAAACACGGCGTCCGCGTAGCGGAACTGGCTAGCCACCGACACGGCCATAGGGGATATCTCCACCCATGTATTGGCGGCAGTTTGAATCTCCCAGATAAACGAGCCGCCTCCCAGGACCGCCGCCGTGGACTGGGCTATTTCAATCCCCCACGTCTTGAGCGGGGTACCGCCTGCGTCTGTGCGATCCGTGCACCACAGGATCGAGTTCCCCGCGGCTACTCCCTGAAACGTGAATGTGCTCGACGACTTGCTCTTAGCGGCTGCAGATACGTCGGTCAGTGTCCCGCCGTCGCTGCTGGGACTGCTGGTTGAGTCGGCGGTTAGGACAATCTGCCCGTCGCTGTAGGGGGACCCCTCGCCAACAGCCAGGCCAGACCCGAGCTCGGGGAAGCCCGTCGTTAGCTCAGCGCCGACCGAGCGGACCTCTGCGTTTCGGGTGCTGGTCGACTCCTGGTGGAACGAGGCGCTAAGCGCCATGGTTGTGATCGCGCCAGACGGAAAGCTGAACAACGGCTGCACAGTGGTCCCGGCAACGGTGAGCGTGGTCCCCACTCCGGTAAGTGCCGGGTCGACCAACAAGCTCGCAACGGTTGCGTCTACTCTTCCGCCCACAATGGTTACGGTCACGCCGTCAGAGACTATATGTCCTCCGACCGGGACGTTGAACCAGTTCGGCGAGTAGACAATGCACGTAGACGTCCCCGCGACGTGAATGCAGTCGGTGACGTTTGAATTCCCCGCGTTGACTCCCTGCCCCTGGAAGCGTCCGCTTCCCTCCGTGAGTATCACGTTCGCAATCGCGCCTGCGGACTGTGGTGCGTGCACGTCGTCCAGAGCGAGGACCGCCGCCGAAACTCGAATGAGATTTGTCATGCCGCCCAGGCTGCAGCGGATATTGCCGCCTACGATCTTTCCGGCGCCTGTCTTTAGGAGCCCGTCGCCCAGGCCCGTCGCTCCGTCGCCTTTGAAATCGAGGTCGTAGACCGTGCCGGTGCCCGCTGCGTGAGCCACACCGGCCAGGTTCACCGTCGAGGGGACAAGGATCGCGAATCCCTGGAGGTAGCTACCGTCTGACAGCGTAATGATATCCGCGACAGCTGCAGTGATCCCTACGGTTGTCACGCGAAATCCGCTCTCCGCGATCAGCGCGACCCCTGTGGGAACGGTCAGCCCCGACTCTGCGTAGGTTCCAGGCCGCACCATTACTGCGTCACCGGACGAGGAAGCCACGAGCGCCGCGCCGATCGTTAGATAGGGAAGGTCTGCCCGGTCAGGTAGCGCGGTACCGTCGTTGCCGGCCTTGTCGACCCAATTGGTCCCAGTCCATGTGAGCGCTGCAGACGCCGTTACTGTGGGATTCGGATAGGTTCCGCCCAGGTCTCCCCCGGCAGGACCCGTGGGTGGACCGCCGCCGCCGCCGCCGCCGCCTTGTGGTGGATCCCAGCCCATAAACTACTCCTTCGCGCTAGGGTAGCAGGCCACGACGACCGGCAAAACCCGAATCTGGAACAAATCCGATCGGAGCTTTTACTGGGTGGGTCATTCCGCCTTCTGGCGTAGCGAGCCCGAGCTCGACCATTTCTGAGGTCGGAACGATCTCGAGCGCGCACCTGCAATTGTATCCGTTGGGTGGGGAGTGAACGGTCCAGACCTCGTCCTCGACGTGAGCTATGAAGTTGTCTCCCGCGATATGGGTCTTGCGGACGTCGGGATCATGGGTCGCGACGTAGCGCCAACCACACGCAGCTCGTCGCACTCCCGGCCGACGTGCCTGCTCTTTCCTGCCCTCCGAGTAGGCCGTAGAGACTACCGTCCTGAAGACCGTGTCCGCATAGGCCCGCGTGATTGATCCCGCGGACGTCTGCAGCTGACTGCGGATCGCCTCGGTCGTCTCGATCTCAGTCATTCCCCCGCGCATGAATCGCAAGAATGTGCCTCTGACCTTCCTGGTCATAACCTCTGTAGTCGACTTGGCGAGTGCGAACCCTCCGCGAAGCCATGCCTCGCGCGTTGCCTTCCAGCCCTCTGCGAGCTCGGGCGTCCTCGCGAGGATCGACTCGACGGCCTCGAGGAATGGAACCTTCGCGACAAAGAGGGCCTTGTCAGGTTTGACGCCGGCGCCCTTCATTTCGAGGAGGAACCGACGCCGCCCCAGGAGGTCTGCTGCTGCCAGCATTTCCCCGAGGTCTCGCCCTAGCTTCGCCTCGAGCTTCGCCGCCCGATCGAAGTCAGACCGTATCCGAGCAATCTGAATCTCATTCATGGTCGCGGACAGCGCCAGGGTCGAGCGTTCGTGTAGTCGGTCAAGCTCTTCGTGAGGGTCAAGCATTAGTCGTCCCGCGGCGACAGGTGCCGCGCCTTCGAGGAGCCGCAGCGGGGGCACTTGCATTTCCCACACTGAAAGCTGTCCTGTGAGGTCGTGTAACGAGTTCCACAAACAGCGCAGGCTACCGAATAGTTCACGCTACGCCGCCATGATCAGGAGGGGGATCACCTTGATAGCGATCTGCCCGAGGTCTTGGACGAGCTCGCGGACCTCGAGCCAGTAGGCTTCCCGGTTGAGGCGCTCACGGACCACGCCGTCAGTCGACGCGTCTTGAGCGTCTAGGACTTCCTGGAAGGTGGGCTCTGATCCGAGGAACGACGCCTTAGCCCCCTCTGTGTTCCCGAGGTGGAACTGGGCAAGCAGCGCGACGAGACCGCCGGCGCCGAGGTGCCCCAGGGCTTCCGAGGAGTCCCCAAGGCGATCAAGGGCGCGCTTCGCCATGTCCCGCTCTGGACCGTTTAGGTGCTCACTCGCGAGGTCTCGAGCATTGCCTACGAGCCGTTCGATCACGTCCGGAGACTTCTCCTCGGCGAGAGTCGTCAGCTTGTCGATCAGGCTCACTTGTAGTCCTTTGGCAAACGGTCTTGCTTGCGGAGACGATCCTCGACGTCCTTTGGTAGCTTCGTGCCGTCGAGGTTGTAGCGCTGGGCCGCCCATGCGTCAGCGTTCTTCACTGCGATCAGCCTGGACTCCATGGGCAGGGTCTCATTGTTCCAGTGATAGGTGTTGAGCTTCTGCTGGTCGACGCACTGCTGTATTGCTGCGGGGGACACGCACCCGAGGAATAGCGCGCAAGCCACGAGGACCAAGAGTATGTCCTTCTTCAGCTTGCCCGTGTGCCTCTTCACGTCGTCGTTGAGACCCTCTAGTCCGAGCTTGGAAGTCTCAATCCCTAGCTTAGTGGCCTTGTCACGGACGATCGTCTTCGCGAGCCTGACGGCCTCGGGGTGGGCCTCTTGAACTTCCTCCCAGGCCTCGACTACAACCTTGACCTTCTCGCCGTTACGGATCCGCCCCTTGCGCTGGCGTAGTGCCTCGAGGAATGCCGCCAGGGCTCCAAGCAGCATGACCCACTCCGGGATCGTGAGGCCGAACGCTCGAGCCGGATCGACGGCTTCGGCGATTGCCTGTGCGAGTTGGATCATATTCGTCGTTCTCCTGAAGGCCCTAGACGCTCAAGCATGAGGATCTGACCCCGCTCAATCTTCTCGATCCGCCTGTCCTGGCGCTCGAGGAGGTCGAGCTGTCGCCCCGAAAGGGCCTTCAGTTCGCCGCACGTCGAAACGATTGAGTGCAGAATCTTGACCCACTCCCTGGGAGTGTACCAGCGCAGGACCCCGTCCTCGTCCCTTGCGGCGGGGCCGAGGTGTATATCCCACGTCTCGTGAATCTCTGGGACCATTTTTTCAAGAATATCCTTGATCACAGTGAGTGGGTCCTTTCCATTCTTTGCAGCACGAGCAGCCGCGCGCGCGTCGTAGACCTTCTCTAAGACCTTCAGGATCGCGAGGGACACGACGACAAGCCCTGCGGTAGCCGTCATGTCGGGATTCATACGGGGAAACTCGCTGAGAGTTGCTGCATGAGATCAAGGCCTGAGTTCTGAAGCATGGGCCCAGGAGCCGGGCTGCCGTTCGTGGGTGCGGGGGGTGCGACTGGAGCCGCGGGGACTGGGGGCGTCCTCGTCGGCATGTCCAAGCCCAGGTCCATTCCCAGAGACGCCAACGTCTCAGTGTCGTCTGACACTGCCTGCCCTCCACCAATAAGGTCGTCGCCAGGAAGAGGCGCCGTGAATCCGACCTTTTCGTAAACTTCCTTCGCGCGCAGGGTCACGCCTGCGGCCAGCAGTTTCGCGATCAGTTCGGCCGCCTCGACCGGGCTTTCCTTCTTGCGCTGATCGACAGCGAGCTTCGGCATGTTGCACACGCCGCACTGCGCCATGATCTGATTCCTGTTCCGTCGCCAGACCAGCCCGACTAGGTCGCGCGTGAGGTGGTCAGCCAAGCGCTGGCGGTCGGCCTGCACGAGCGCCTCGGTTGAGTTCTCTTGGACTTCGCCCAGCGCGCGGGATCCGCCGTCACCCTCGAGCGTTGGCAGCGTCGAGCCAAGGACGGTCGTCACGAGCGCATTGTCGAGGTAGTTGAGGCACCACTGCAAAAGCTGCCAGCCTTCGCCAAGCCCGTTGTGGACTTGGAGCTCGTCTCTCTTGTCGTGGACGAGAATGTGACGAGCCTTCTGCTTGGCGAGCTCTCGCTGCCAGGCAGCTGCAACGGACTCGCTCGAGCGATCGCCCGCGACGGGTCGGCCGTCTGCGCCACGCATGTTCTCGATCGCAATGCTGATAAATCCTTGGCCGAAGCGCTCCGTCGCTGCCAGTAGATCCTGTAGCGCGCGAGCCTTGGCTGACTGGAAAAAATAGAGCGTGTCGAGCAGCCCCCGGCCGTACCCCAGTGTCGACTCTGAGGCCTCGTGGGTCGAGCGGACAAACCACTCCGGGTGCATGAGCTTCTCCCACTTCCTGCGATCGACGCTCCACAGCTGCCAGCCCTCTTTAGGCGTCAGGCGGAAGCGCCGGCGGTCAATGTCCGTGAGCTTCTCAGGCACCCACCAGTTGAGAGGGACTGGATCCTCGCCACCCTGGACGACGCCAGCGATCATGTTGCGGCGTTTCCCAAGGATCATGGCGTAGGCCGACCCGCGGAAGATCGCGTCCGCGAGGCTGATCCGAGCGTCCGTGAACCCAATGATCTCCTTTAACAAGTCCTCGACGACCTTCGCCGCGGCCTCGTCTGCGGGCCGCTCGCTCGCAGCCACGACGCGTATCGCCGCGCCAGCCACGAGGTGCTTACGGAACCGGATCGCGTGAGCCGTTACCGGGTCTCGTAGAACCTTCGCGTAGATCTCTGAATCAGAGTGCAGCGCGTAGGACGGGTCATAGATCCAGTCGCGATTCTTGATCGCGTCCGAAAGGGACTCGACGTATCGGCTGTAGGCGTCTTGGGAGCCGGTTGGGAAGGGTTGGATTGCCATTACTTACCGCCTGTTAGAGAGCCTGATTTACAGCGATCTTGCCTGTCCACTTCCCGTCAGGTCCCTTTTCCATGTGGAGCTCGGTGACCGTGGCAGGGAAGTCTGATAGGGAGAGGACGTTGGCACAGGCGATCTGCGCCTGCACAAAGCATACGTCTCGGCACTTCTCGGATTCGACCCTCAAGGATTCAAATCTCGTGACGGCTGTTTGGCCAGACTCTGCACGGGCAAGCAAGTCCCCGACGGCTGCCTGTTCGCCTTCGCTTAGTCTGTATTCGGGCATTTCAATCTCCTAGGAAACGATCGCTCGGTCGGTAGACCGGCGCCAGTCTGTGCCGTCAGAGAAGGCTAGCACGGCGCCGCCTGTCTCGTCGCTCACGTATATGGTTCTGGCGGCAACCGCTGCAGAGGGGAGGGTCCCGACCGTGAACGAGGCCAAACCTACCGGGCTGGTGAATGTGCTCGAGGATTCGTTCAGCGTCAGGCGAGCGACCGCGGTCTGGGTCGTCGTGCCCGTCGTCAGGACGTCTGGCGTCTTGAAGATCATGTCGGTCACGGCGCCTGAGCCCGTCGAGAGACCCGACTGGAAGACGAGGTCTGTGGCGTGAATGTCGGTGCCGACACCGTTGGTGGTCGTGAACAGGAGCTGTGCCGAGGGAGTTGCGTGCGAGACATTCTTCCCGATCATTACCTCTGTTATCTCTGCGTCAGTACCGCCAATGACCAACTGGTTCGCTTTGGTGGAGGCAATGTCCCGGCCAATGGCTATCGCGCCAAGGTGGTTCGACTCGCTGCTGTAGCCAATGGCAATACCGTTACCGGCAGTGGCTGTTGCCACGGCCCCGAGAACCGTTGAGGTTTGCCCACCAGTGATCGCTGCGCCCTGGCCCACGACCACGCATAGGGGGTCTGCGGAAGAAGCACCCGAGCCAATGACGACGCAGTTGTTCTGAGCAGCAGTTGCACCAGCACCAACCGCAGTGGCGGCTGCACCCGACGCGATAGCTCCAGCGCCGAACTGCTCGCTGTCCGCGCCCGTGCCAGGTGCACTCACTGTTCCGTCAGAGAGGATCGTGAGACGGATCGCCGCGACCTGCTGAGCGGTCCCGCTGACTAGCGCTGTGGGCGTCTTCCACTCGAAAGTTGTGGGAGTCGCCGAGCCAGTGCCGAGGCCGGATTGAAGAATGATATTCGTTCCGCGAACGTCGGTCTCTGTCGTAGCCGTGTTCGTGGTAGTCCACAGGGTCTGAGGGATAGGGCTTGCGTTGCTGACGCCCTCGCCAATGACCATTTCGCTTATCTCTGTGCTCTGTGCACCAATAACCAACTGATTCGCTTTCGTCGTGGTGGCTTGATAGCCAATCGCAACGCTCGCGGGGTATGCCGCGTCTGAGGTTGAACCGATCGCTGTTGACGAGGCTGCCGTGGCCTGAGCCACAATCCCGACTGCCACGCTGTTAGACCCCGCGTCTGCGCTGTATCCAACAGCAACGCTAGCCCCGGTAGACGTCGTTAGATATCCGACTGCCACCCCGTTATTACCGGACACTGACGAGTTGTATCCAATAGAAACCCCCCGCTGAATCGTCGTGCCGATAGTGGCAGACGAGCCGATTACAACATTAAGATCGCCCGTCCCAGAAGACGCGTCCTTGCCGACTACCACGACGTCTATCCCGGCCGCTGTGGCATTCGCACCAACCACCGTTGTGCTCTGACCAGCAGCGGAAGCGCCAGCTCCAAATTGCTCGCTGTCCGCGCCTGACCCTGGGACGCTTATCGACCCGCCGCCGACGCCGACGACCCCGACCAAGACGAGGCCTGACTCGGAAACCGACATGAGCCGCGGACCGACGCCTGGAGTCCCCGAGTTGTGCTCGACGGCCCAGACCTCGGTGGTCGAGTCGTCGTCGGTGTCGATCAGCTCGAAGACTGAAGTCGAGGACTGACCGCCTGGAACAACGAACTCGAGCCCCGACGCTGCAGCGTTCACGCGGACTTCGCGGAGCGCTTGGCCAGCGAACGACGCTGGGCAATCGGTGAGACCCAGGAAAGTAGAAGTGCCACCAGTCCCGCCGTTGGCAAGTTGTGGAGTCGCCCAGCCTCCCCAGCCCACTTAGGCCACTGCCCCGAGGACGAGGTTGGGAAAGATCGAGACGGTCGTTGAGCCGTCAAAGCTTAGGTCGAAGGTCGCGCCGCGAGGGATATCGGTCACGAAGCCCGACAGGCCTCCAGCTATCAGCACCGTGTCGCCGTTGACGACGCCCGAGGCGAGCGTCCCGCCCTCGGGCGTGACGTGTACGGTCACCTTGACCGCGGCGGAGGAGTAGATCGAGAACCGAATGGCCCCGCCCTGCTTAGCGGCCTTGAGTGGCGCTGCCACTGCGGTCGCGCCAACTGGTAGCGAGTTTGCGCCGTGGACCTCGTAGACCTTCTGACCGGCCGTAACGGCTTGGGCACTAAGAATCCGGAAGGCGAAGAGGGAATGGCTCATGGATACACCTATGGCGAACCTAACACTACCGTCCGTCAAGCGTCAAGCCGCTATTCGTCCTCGCCGCCGTCAGGCCAGGCGAGCGTCAGCGCGTTGTCCTGCCTCCATGGCTCGTCGAGGGCCCCTGGGGGTAGCGGCGGTCCTCCTCTCGCCGCTTCGTAGCCTGTGATCATGTAGCGGAGCGAGTCGCAGGCGTGATCGTTCTCCTTTACCGGCTCGTCCTTCGGATCGGCGCTGCCCTCTTTGTGCTGCCGGTAGTGATAGTTGTCGATCTCTTCCTGCAAGACCTTCGTGTCGCAGAGGCCAAAGAACGGGTCGAGGGCCTCGGGATCGGTCACGAAGAGGAGCGCCGGGTGATCGTCGCCGCACTTGCGGACGAGCATTCGAGAGACGGCCTCGAGCCCTGCGTTGACGTCCGACTTCTTGGCCGCCTGGGTCGGGACGCCTTCATGCTCGAACTCAGCGCGCGCGAACGAGTCATGATCTGCCCAGGGTATCGACGCGAGCTCGGGGAGGGTTTCCTTCATTCGCCAGCCCCACTCCGACGCGCGGACGCCCGAGGAGTAGTAGACCCGATAGACGATCAGCCGCTCGTGGAATGGATCCTCTGCCGCGAGACAGATCGCTGTTGGGTTGTTGAAACCGAAGTCGATCGCAGAGAACCGCCGCCAGGACTTGGGGATCGGCCAGGGGAACATGCTGTCCTCGCCGAGCCATAGACGGCCCTCGCGGACGACCAGCTCGTGAGTCCCGCGCGTGAACTCGGGCCAGACCGCACCTTGAAGCGCGACGTGATCGCCCTCGATCCTGACCCTGCGCTGGCGCTCGGGCATGTTCGCTGCGATCTGGAGCGTGGCCTCGAGGTCGACGGTCCCGGCCTTCGCCGCGTCGAGGGTCGAGGCCTGAACGCTGAACGTGTCTGCTTCCTTCTCGAGCCTCGAGACCCAGCGCTCGCGCCGGATTGGCGTCAACGTCACTGAGAGATAGCCCGCGAAGTCGAGGAGCCTCATTCGGCACTCTTCGATAATGTCGGGTGGGTGCTCCTCGTCGATCCAGATCCCGTGCAGGCGCGCGCCCTGATACTTGACGCGGGTCTGCTCGACGGACTTGAAGACGACCGTAGACCCGTTCTTCATTACGAGGCTAGTCGGGGTCTCGGGCTCGCTCTTCTGATACCACGCGATCGAGCGTATCTCTGACGCCGGGAGGAACTGCTTGAGCGCAGGCCAGAGGACGGCCCCGATCCCGTCGCGGAAGGATACCGCCGAGGCCCACCAATGAACCGGCCCCGTGAACTTCGTGTATGGGTGCCAGCCGCATAGGTGCAGCGCGAGATCGAAGCCGCCCGGGTCCTGTGCTTCGCTGCAGCCTTGACGAAGTCACGCTGGGGAGAGTTCCCGTCGAGGACCCATGGCCTGAACTTGCTCAGGGGGGAGGCGAGGTAGCGACGGAGTTGGTCGGGGTTCACGCTGGGACGTAGTAGATCGACGGCTTGAGGTCTGCGTATCCCCACCGCTCCTTCGCGACGTGCCTCTGCCCGCAGCCGACGCAGAAGAGGCCCGACGAGCAGCCGGCGAGAGGTGCTGCGCAGTGCATACCCGTGCAGACCATGGGAGCGTCCTCGTGCGCGTGGGGAGAGGGGTGGTCGACGTGG